GACGGGACGAATCTGTACAAGCTCGGTTCTTACGTGAAGTTCTTTGAATACGCTTCTCCGGCAGAGTGCTTTGGCTCTAAAACCTTGCGGATCGAGTGGCAGAAGTCTGGAGGCCTTGCATGTTGAAGGCTGTTGTCGTCGACATTGATGGCACTTTGTCTGACTCAAGGGCCAGAGAACATCTAGCGCAAAACAAAGAGTGGGACAAGTTTCACGCAGCTTGTGAGCTAGATCCGCCATTCCACGACGTCGCAGGCGTGTTGCGAAGGCTTGATGGCGCTTACACCTTGGTTGGTTGCACTGGTCGGCCAGAAACTCAAAGGAACAAGACCAGAGGTTGGCTCAGGAGGCACAAGATACCGCTAGACTATCTGTTGATGCGCAGGGAAAACGACTATCGTCCCGACAACACGATCAAGCCAGAGCTTGTCTTTGATTGGCATAGATCGGTCTGCACGAATGACCAGTCGGTCACTGAACATGTTTCTTTTGTCCTAGAGGACAGAGACAAGGTCGTGCAAAGGTGGCGTGAGTTGGGATACAATTGTTGGCAAGTTCGCCTAGGCGGATACTGAAAGGGAAAATGATGAAAGCAATCATAACAGGCCACTCGTCTGGCTTAGGAGCTGCGCTTTACAGGCAGCTGCGTGAGCAAGGATGGGATGTTGTAGGGTGGTCGAAAGACTGTGAAAGCGAAGATGGAGTCGATGTGACCAGTCGTGCTTTTGTGCAGCAAGCAGCAGCAAAGCAGTCTAAGGCCGGCAAGATCGACCTCTTGATCAACTGTGCTGGGGTCAACTTCATCGATTGGCACGAGGACACGCCGATCGAGCAGTGGGATCGCTTGATGAACACCAACGCCAGATCTATGTGGCTGACTGCCAAAGAGATCATCAACGCGGATGGCTTCAACAAACCAGCAACCATCGTCAACATCGTCTCTAACGCATCGCACATGCCAATGACAAACAGCTCAGCTTACAACGCCTCCAAAGGCGCTGCGCACATCCTAACGCTGCAGATGAATCGCGAGCTCAAGAAGCGTCATGACATCACAGTCTTCGGAGTGTCTCCTAACAAGATGTTTGGCACGATGATGTCGGGATACATCGGAAAGCGCGTATGTGAGCTGAGAGACTGGACGCCTGAGCAGGCAGATGAATATCAGAGAGCCTCTCTTCCTGCTGGCGAGGAGACTGATCCTGAGATCTGCGCAGAGTTCATAACGTTCTTGCTCTCCAAGCGTGAGCGTCACAAATACTTAGCAGGTTGCATCCTGCCATATGGAGCTTGATATGAAGTTGGATCAAATAGCCTACTATGCACATGACGAACATCAGGTGCTAGAACTCAAGAACTCGTTCGGCCTTCAGGACTCTGAATGGATTGAAGACGTTGCTTCTGGAACAGTCAAAACCGGAATTGACAGTGGCCGGTCCGAGGGATTGCTGAGGTTCAACTACGACCTTGGCATAGAGTTAGAGATCTTGACATATCTCAGTGGGCCTCACTGGCATGAGCAACGTGCTGAATACCGAGAAGGTTCAACCTTCCTCAGCCACATCGGGTTCCACATGGACGAGGGAGAGGACGTCCCAGAAGAGGTAAAGACCAAGGGCTGGTTGGCTCAGATCATGGACACTGACTCGCACACGAACGATTACATCGTAAGCCGCAAGCGGACATACCATTACGAGATCTACGGCATGCCTTCTGGACCTGACCGGAAGTACATTTGGAGGATAGAGAAGTGAACGCTGGACAGATCCTCAAAGATGCTGGCAAGACTTTCGAAGACCGCCACAAGGTCTATGGCGACAACTACAAAAAGGTGGGAGCCGTCATGGCGGCTCTCTTCCCTGAAGGATTGTATCTTCAGCATGAAGACGATCACAACAGGTTTCACATCTTCATGCTTCAGGTCGTGAAAATGACGCGCTACGTTGAAAACTGGGACAATGGAGGTCACGAAGACAGCATGCTGGACCTTGCCGTCTACGCTGCAATGCAAAACTCTATTGACGCGTCTGTATTTGGAGGCGACTCATGAAGCGCACCCTCTTATTCGACACCGAGACGACCGATCTAGTTCAAAACAGCTTGTTGCGTGAGTCTCATCAGCCGCACGTCATAGAGTTCTTCGGCCAGATTGTCGATGAAGAGGGTGCTATTTTAGAAGAGCTTGAGTTCTTGTGCAATCCTGGATTCACCATAAGCGAAGAAACGACTAGGATAACAGGAATCAAACCAGAACAGCTCAAAAACGAAGCTAAGTTCTCAGATCGAGCTATTGAGGTAAGTGAACTCATTGGCAGGTGCGACAGCGTGGTCGCGCACAACCTGAGCTACGATTACTTCGTCATCGAGACTGAATTCAAGCGGCTAGGGATGATGCCGGCATGGCCGATCGTAAGGATCTGCACAGTAGAAGAGACTGAGTGGATCAAGGGCTACAGACTCAGCCTTTCGGCGCTGCACGAAGAGCTTTTCGCAGAGACATTCAAGGGCGCTCACCGGGCAAGGGTTGACGTAGAGGCTCTGACTAGGTGCTTCGTCGAGCTGCGTAAGAGAGGCGACATATAATGCCGCGAATAAGGACTGGATACAGCTTCAGGTCGGCTGCTGGATCGCTAGAAGACGTCATGTCTAGGATCAAGCACTGTGGATTCACGAAAGCGTCGATGACAGACAGAGCCTCTACGTTCGGATACAACAAATGGTCTAAGCTGTGCAGAGAAAATGACATTGATGCTGTTTTCGGCATTGAGCTCGCAGTGGCACAGAGCTATGAAGAGAAGAAGCCATCTGTGGACCATTGGCTTTTCTTGGCAATCGATAACATTGAGCCGATCAACGATCTTTTGAACTTGGCCACGCAACAATTCAGGTATCAGCCGATCATCACCTACGAGCAAGCTATGGCAGCTGAGGGTGTGAACAGGGTTTTCGGTCACCGTTGCAAGCTCGATCTAATAGAGCCACAGGATAGGCTGTTCTATGGGCTAGGGCCAGCTTCTTCTCGGGGTCATGTCCGAAGGGCTAAGCAGAAAGGCTTTGCCTTCGCCGCGACAAGCGACAACAGGTTCCCAAACGAGGAAGAGGTCGGTTTCTACGAGGTCTTGGTTGGTCGGAATGCAGAGACGCAGAGTTATGACCAGCACATCCAGACCGACGACGAATGGATGGCCTCAACAGACAGAACAGGCTTGAGCGAGCAGGAAAGGCAGCAAGCCTTGTCTAATCGCAACTCTATTTGGGCTCAGGGCAATGCGCAGTTGAAGAGGGCAGAGCTAGTCAGCCCACCGAGACCAGCCTCTCTGCGTGAGATGTGCGAGTTGGGAGCGGAGAAGTTAGGCTGCGACCTCAACGATCCAGAATATTCAGTTCGGCTAGGAAAAGAGCTGCTGCTGATTGAGGAGAAGGGATACGAGGACTACTTCTATCTTGTGGCCGACATTTGTCAGTGGGCTAGGCCGAGGATGGCCGTAGGACCTGCAAGGGGCTCTTCTTGCGGCTCTCTTGTGTGCTACCTTCTGGAGATAACAACCGTTGACCCTCTACCATTCGGCCTGATCTTCGAGCGATTCATCGACATCAACCGCTCTGACATGCCTGATGTAGACATCGACTTTTCTGACCAACAACGCCACAGAGTGTTCAAATACATGGAAGACACATATGGTTCTGAGAGGGTTGCTAGGCTAGGAACTGTTGCGATGTACAAAGCTCGTTCGGCCTTGCAAGAGGCAGGAACAGCGCTGAGAATACCGCGATGGAAGTGTGATGCTGTGGCTGAATCACTCATCGAGCGTTCAGGTGGGGACAGCAGGGCGCTAGACACACTTGAAGATACGCTGAAAACGATGTCTGCAGGTAGAGAATTGCTAACTGAGTGGCCAGAGGTCGCCGTCGCAACCAAGATGGAAGGCCACCCGAGACACTACAGTCAGCATGCAGCTGGAGTTGTGGTCGCTTCTGAGCCGATTGCCAAGTATGTGGCCGTTGATCATCGCACGAATGCTACCATGTGTGACAAGAATGACGCAGAAGACCTGAATTTGTTGAAGATTGACGCTCTAGGCCTAACGCAGCTGTCTACCTTCGAAGATGCGCTAGAAATGTCTGGATTGACGATGCAAGACCTGCAAAATCAGCCACTAGACGACCAGTCTGCGTTTGACGTCCTCAACAGGGGTGAGTTTTCTGGCATATTTCAGTGGAATGGCTCTGCCTTGCAAGGTCTAACGCGGCAAGTCGAAATTAACAGGTTCGATGACATAGTTTCAATCACGGCTCTTGCCAGACCCGGCCCTTTGGCCACTGGCGGATCGGCTCAGTGGGTTCGGAGGAGGAATGGAAGCGAACAAATCTCAACCGTGCACCCTATGTTGACTGA